CTACAGTGCCTAAAGTTTGATTGCCACTGGTGTGTGTTGGATCAGCAGTTGATGATGTAGTGCCAGTGTTTAGTGCTTGGTAGCGTTTGCCGTTAAATTTGACTCTAGTGTAGATGGCATAGTCTGCACCACGCTCATAGTCTTTTTCAAACCTTACTGTTGGTGGATTTGTAATATCATAACCATCTCCACCATTAATTTTGGCGATACTCTTCAATCCACCAAATTTTGTAATATTTTCAGTCTTATATGAGTAAAATGGAACGCCATTTACACCAATACCAATTTGAGATGCTGGAGTATCAGTTTTTATGCTTTTAGTTTGTGGAACAAGCGGAATACGCTTTAAATATCTTTGATTTCCTGGAATACCATCATTTGATCCAAATGGACCAATTTTGTGAGATGGAATACCAGAACTTGCAACGATAGCGTCAGTATCAGACTTATATGTATTTTGAATGTCTGCTGTGAACTTACTTACTGCATTATTGATAGATCCATAGTCACTGCGACCAAAAGCAGTTTCTCTAGAGATGAAAAATTCACTAGAGAGACCTTGTGCTGGAGATGAAGATAAAACTACTTCAAATACGAAGTCGCTAACAACACCAACGACTTTATGATCTGAATTATAGATATCTTCAGGTGCATTTAAGATTCTAATAAGATCATCTCTGACAAGTCTATGCTTTTCCTTCGTAGTGATAGTTACACGAGTGGAACCATCAGCAGCGGGTGTAGAAAGCGTCGCAGAGGTCCCTCTAAGCGCTCTCTTGACGTTGTAGAGGAATGTATCCCATATTGGGTCAATGCTATCGAAACCAGGCGCTGCAGGCGTGTTTACCTTACTCTGTGGAAGGTAGTATCTACCACCATCAGTGATTTTAACACCTCTAGTGCCACCATATACTTTGAGAATGATCTCACTTCCATCTTTGTTAGAATTGCCGTAAATTTTGAAAGCTGCAAAGACTTCTTGACCTGCGTCATGGACTACGTTAGTGCCAGCAGTACGTGAACACCCAAGAAACTGATTGACAGTCTTTTCTGCGTATGATATAATTTCATCTTGGATCCTGAAGCGACCATTTTGCTGTGGCCAACCTAAAGTAGAATCTACAGTGACAACATCTACGTCTACACTGTCAGAAAGGTCATCTGCTAAGATTGTTTTGTATGGAGTGACAAAAGTTCCAAGAGCATTATTAGTATCTACGTCAATTTCGTAAATAACGCCAGTTGGAGTGAATACTTCGACGACACCCTTTACGTAAATTCGTGCAAAGTCAACATTTGGGTCATTTGAATCAGCTTCTTGGTATAAAACCTCACCAACGAGATCTTTAGGGTTACCTTGAACTGCAACTGCACGCAAAACTTCTCTAGAAGTGTAAAATGCGTCAGATGGCTTGAAAATTCTATCTCTTGGATAGGTAATTTGCGAATCTACGCCAAAAAGTGTTCTAAGTACAAATTGGAAAGAACGGGTAGATCCTTTAGAGGCGTAAAAATCCTTAATACGCTTAATTACGGTGCTTTCAGTAACACTCGCTGCAAAAGTCTTTGGATATGTTGATAAAAACTGCTCCTTGAACTTACCCAACATGTAAATTGGGAAAATATTGTTCAAGTTGACTACTTTAGTCCCTTGGGGATAAGATCCAGCTACAGATTCGTTAAATTTAAATTCTGCACTAGTACCAATCGCCTCAACACTAGTAAAACCTCGCGTGCAATCTTGGAATAAGGTAGCACCTTTGTTTTGATAGTAAATAATCTCTTCGCCAATTAGGAGAAGACCTTCATTTGGAAAATCACGAGTGTTCTGAACGTCAATAGTTGTACTTGTAGCAGATACTGCAGAAATTAGTTCTGTTTCTTCTACAAGATCTTGATAATTGTCAATATTATAGTAATCAGTCCAGTTTTGGATGATATCAAAACAATACCCTCTCAGTTCCTGAGACTTGTAGTACGATTTTACAAAATCGATAAACGTGCTATACTCATCCCTAATAAAGCTGGGGAATTGCCCTGCAATATTATGGGATATCTGAGATCTAGACTCAGGTGATACCTCAGATGGAACTGGAGGTACAGTTACTTGAGTGGTCGGCGTAGTCCACTGACCAATTTTCCAAGAAGAAACTGCCATTCGAGATTTTAACTATAACTTGACTCTGGTACAACTCCAGTTCCAGAAATATTGGAACCGCTAGTGATGGTGTCTTCAATTACATTGACGACTGTATTATCTAGTCCTATTGTGAGATAGGTTTCTCGCAAGGAGATTAAATCATTTGATTCTGGAATAGCGGAAATTTGCAGTTGATTGTTTGCAATAGATGTTGAGGTAATAACTAGGTCATTAACTACAACATCTCCATTTTCATAATCAACAGATCCCCACAAACCATCAACGTAAACAAATCCACCAGTATCTTTTACATAGAAAAGACGAAGTAGACCATTACCGTCATCATTAAGGTAATAAGTATTTTCAGTATCCCCAGCAATTTTAAATCCAGAAGTAGATACGGATGGAGAGGTCATCTGCTTCTTAATTCTGTTGCCATAGCAAACTTGATAGTTTACTCTAGCGTCTAAAGTCACGCTAACATTTTTTCTCATCTTGAGACGAGTAATATTAGACGTGATTGACAGTTCAGAATCGTCAATGATCTTACCTAACTTGGAAAACTTGAATTTTCCTCCAAATTTATTAAATTCAGAACTAGAATTCAATGTATTGAGTGAGAAGAGGATGACATTCTTAATCTCTTCTTGACTTCTGCGCGTTACGTTGGGGTTAAAATACGCAAAAGTTGTCAAATCAATGTATAAAACAGATGGATCAATAATTTTTGGTTGAACTGCCGCTACAGAATACTCTCTAAGTTTCTTCAGGACAACATTTTTCTCAGAAATTGATAACTTGTCCGCATTTTTTGGTTTGATCGCCAAAAATACCTTACCAAATTCTGGTGGATTAGCCTCTTCTCCACCGTAACATGCAATAGATGCTACATTTGGATAAATTTGAGGAACAATTGCCTCATAATCTTGCGTAGAAACCGCTCTACCGAACGCAGAATAGAATTTTGGAGCTGCAAACTTAATTGCTTCCGTAGATTCTGCTTGTGCACCGCCATCTGGGCGCGAAACTAGAGTAATTGTGATGCCAGAAGTGATAGCATTGTTATCATTGTCGCGGATTGTTGCAATATTCTCAAATGCATTCAGTCCATTTGCGCCAGAACCGCTAGATGTAGTGTATTGGCAAGAAACTACATCACCATTCAGAAGATTTTTTCCAATAGTTCCGTCACCGAACAGAATTTCAGGGCGACCATACTCAGATTCTTCTAAGAAAAAGACTTTTGAGTTCCCATCAATCTTAGTAATGTCAGTCGCTTCGAGATAACGCTCTGTAATTGTACCGCTTGTTACCTCAACACGCAGAGTAGTTGTGTCTGCACTGTCATTTTGCAGAATAAAACGTTGTCTTTGTGTAGTATCGCGCACAAAAGTGTCTGTAAGGAACACACCTTCATGCAAAGTTGTATTATTAAACGTCGCAATACCCGTCAGACTGTCTACACTAGTCGATAAATCTACGGGACTTGAGAAAACAAAGTTGTTATTGTCCAGTCCAGTGAAATTCAGGACCAAACCTTTCAAAATTGTGACAGTTTTTGGGTATGGAAACTGGGTCTGGATAGAAATATTAACAGGAACTGTAGCAGAACGCGCAGAACGAGGTGTATATCCCAGCATTCTTGCAAGTTTTACTACGTTTTCACGCAAAACAGCGGTCTCAAGGAACCCTTCATTGACCGTAAGGTTCGCATTGACCGCTGTATAGTAAGTATTGTACGCAAGAACATCCAAAAGCACCGTCATAGACGATCCTTCAAAGTCGTAATCCGAAAATTGCGACTGTGCTTTTAGGTAATTTTTGATTTGTGCCTTGATTTCATTGAATTCTAAGGCGTTTACCTGATTGAATGCCATTACGGTTTAAATGCAAGTTCTAAATTATCAATAATTGGCGGGATTCCAAGAATTTTATAATCAATACTAACTTGCAAATCGTTGTAATCTTCTTCAAAGATTGCATCAACTTCGATGACTTCTACTCTTGGTTCATATTCTTCGATGATTTGGGCAATTGTGCCCTCAATTTCATCAAGTAAATCTGGAGTGAAGTTTTCAAACAAAAGTCCAATCACGTTTCCACCAAAACCTGGGTCGAATGGTTTCTCAAAGAAGTTGTAAAGGACGATGTTTTTTACAGCAGCTTTGATGGCTGCCTCATTTCTCAATGTTAAAACATCGTCCGTTACGGCATTCTTCTCAAATGTAAGACTAAAGTCCTGAAAGGACTTAGATACAAGAGCCATTTCTAATAGGTTGACCTGATATATTTATCAGGTTTTTGGAAACCTACTCATGCCAACGCTCAACAAAGTCGTCAAACCCACCAGGACCTCCGCAAGGACGGTCCATACGGTCTTCTGGGATAGGATAAAGTTCTTCCTTTTTCTTTTCTAGGCGTTGTTTTCTAGCGAGTTCCAAATAACGGTCAGAATCAGTTTCAGTAATGAGGGTCATGCCCTCTTTAATAAAATCTCTACCTTTGTCAACTCTACTGTTACCCATTAGCGTCCTTGCCCCCGATAGCGCTTTTTCTTAGCATTACGACTAGATGCAGACAATTTGGTGTTCTGCGACTTACCCTGTCGAGTCTTTTTAGGTTTCGCTTCAACATAGTTTCCAGTACCGAAACCGCCTGCTTTGGTTTTTGCCATAATTAACCTGCAAATACATTTGATGAACCTTGTGCGACAGTGGTGCAACCGCTGATCGCATCACCTATTCTACCACAACCTTTGCCATTGACAAATACTGTTGTAGATCCCGTAGTAATCGCTGCTGAGTGTGATGGGCAGGGACTACCAGGGAGCAGGTGAGGTGTGTTGTTGTCTCCCTGCCTAGAGACAGGAATACCATTTACAAACACGTTTGTACTACCTTGTGCCCTAGTGGGTGTAGAACAATGACTAGTGTCATTATCACCTATTCTAGTTACAGCAGGCATTACTTTCTCTCCCTCTTCATAAGTTGTTGCAAATACTCTCTGTACTTACCCATCTCTATATGATCGTTAATTGAATGTGGAGATGGTGGTGGTGTTGGATTGAATTTAATTACATGATCAAACTCATCGGGAATATCAGCGACCTTATCATAGGTTCTAATATATTCCCCATCCTTAATGACGAACTCGCCACTAAGCGCCATAAATCCATTTGCCAGGATTCCATCCATACCGATTATCACTTGGTTTATCGTAAAAGTAACTCTGATCTATATAGAACCTTGCCAATGATCCAGATGCCCCAGGAGAGTGTGGGGGGAAATGACCGTTAGCGAAGTGTTGCTTGATGATAAGGGTATCAGTCTGAGGCGTCGTTATACAGGGCAAGCAGGACCATGTAACGGTCACTGTGTATGTTACAGTGACATATACCCTATCATCTGGATAGAACCTATAGATGGCGTTGTAAGGCATCTCAGGCTTCGTATCTGCGTCTGTAGTGGGCGTAAACGGCGTCTCAGGTAGTTTGTCACAGTTTGACCCTGTATCGCTGTTACCGCCCTTCTGAGTGACTGGTGTGGTGCTTATAGCATCACTAGGGTCACCTGTCAGATATCGATAATCGTATTGGTTGAATACATGATGATGCTTCAGGTACGAGTTCTCAGTAATACCTGCATCAGTCGCTGTGGCATCAATAGCCCATTGTGTAGGACTGTCCCAGCAATCCTCTGCAGTCCCTAGAATCGTGCTGATGTCGCTAGTGATAGTATACGAAGTGATTGTTGGTGGACATGGTGTTACGGATGGTGGAACAGGATCACATGTACCAGTCAACACTGCATTCACTCGGAACCCATTGAAGAGGGTTTGTGGAAAAAGGTCGTCACGCTGATCCGTCTGAGCAACAACAATAGTTTCCCATTGAGCATTTGTTGTGGTACCACCTGCAGGAGTATGTGATGCTGGAGAGGGGTTTGGAGTATACAACGCTCCAGGCATTCCACCACCAGTAGCACCTGTGCCAAACTTAGAACTATTCCATGTTATTGTTACAGCCATTTCAGAGACCTACGCGGGAATCGCGGTTTTTTTACTCTAAGGTATTTAACCGTTCTTCGTGGTCTACAACTACATCCACCAATCTTTCATATTCCTCAGAGCCTGGACGCCGCATAAGCAGTCTACTCTCATTAACACGTTTTTCAAGCGCCTCTAATCTGGCGCTAAGTAACTCAATTTGATGTAGAAAAAGGTTCTCGTCCAACGAATTGTTCCTCCAAGTTATAATTCATCACCCAGTTCTCGGTGACAACATAGTATCCACTAATTGACTTGCCATTACACTGGAAGCCATAACTTCTCACTCTCTCACAGATACCGTCAATACAAAATGTCTTATTACTGTGAAGATACGAGTGATAGCGTTCGTCCAGATTGATCATATGCAAATCGCCCCTTTGAGGTTGGGTGGCATGTCGTTCAGATATATTATATCCCTATCAACAGGTTTCGCAAGGTTTGTTGCAATTCCTTCATGTTTCCATTTCACCCATGCCTCCTTGGCAACCCAGGTGTCATAGAATTCTTCTTTGTTGCTAGTAACCTTATTTAACTCAAAGAATCTGCGAGAAATTTTTTCAAAGGGGCGGTCACGCATTACTTCGATATCCAACCCAATCCGTCTGGAAGCTACCGCGACTGCCACGTAGTCGGCGCTATCGGATTTGCTCCAGTACACATGGGCGGGCAGGCGACAATCTAATCTGCCCTCTAAGTAATCTGCGATACAGGCTCGGACAATCTTCTCGTGGCTCTTCTGGGGGGCATCAAAAAGGTATACAGTAAATTTTTTCCCCAAAAAAATTTCGTAGATAGGGATCCTAAGTTTTTCGACGAAGCTGGTCATGGTTAGTTCGGACGCGAATGCAAGACTTTATAGATTAGCTCAATGGGTCCCCTTTTAACGGGCTACGCCCGCCGCCCCCGAAGGGGCGGGGCACTGCCTGTGGGTCAGGCGTGCTGCTTAGCGAGACGCTCGCGGCAGATGGCGGGATGCTTCAGGGTGCTGCCGTATTGGTAGTCGGAGACGGGGCAGAAGTGGCGACCATCGGCGGGTGCACCACGGCGACCCTCCCAAGCGGCAACGTGGACAGCAGACGACCCTGCGCTAGGTCCGAACAGGGTGTCCATGATGGCGTCGATGTCGTCGTTACGGTGAGAACGCCCAACCCAGACGCGGGAGCGATCAGCAAGGGAGGAAGCGGGGGAGTAGATCATGGGGGTGGTTGCTGTTGTGTGTATTATACAGGGTCGGCGGTCAGTTGCCAACCTTGCAGACGGTCTGCCATGCCATCGCTTTGCCACTGAAGGGGACCTTCCAGATCACCATGTCCTCGTAGTGGTACTTCGCCAACCACACGGAGCAGAGACGCTGAGCGTGCTTGATGTTCGCTGCCCAGTCGCAACCGTGAGGATCGAACTTGCCCCATGCTCGGGGTTGGACGGCGTAGGAGAAATCGCTGGTCATGTGTCGTTTGCTTTGTTCCTTTAATTCTACAGGGTCAGGGGCGGACTGCCTGCTCTACAGTGGACAGTGCGTCTGCCGTCACAGTACGGGCAGGGGTGCTGGTCCAGAAGAGGACGCCAACCGCTGCTAGGATGATCAGTCGGAACATGGGGAAGCGTGGTAGGGTGATCAGTGGCGGTCGGAGATGTTCCACACTCCCCAGGTGCCTGCCTCAGGTGCAGGGGTGAGGATCTCGGTGCC